TTAGTCGTTCATTAACTCGTGATCTCTTTTTATTGTCGCATCCACACCCTTAATGACTGTTGAAATAAATGCTTCGTCTTCGAGGGCAACCAGCCCAGCAACAGTTGTCCCGCCTGGAGATGAAACTTGATCAATTAGATCCCAAGGAGATTTGTCACTGGCTAAAAGCATTTCGGCACTGCCAAGGACTGCTTGAGTTGCAATTTTAGTGGCTAAATCTTTTGGCATCCCATTTTTAACGGCTCCTCGAGCAAGTGAGTCGATAAATAAAAATGTATAAGCTGGCGAACTCCCTGCGATAGCAGTAAAGGTACTGAAATGATGCTCCTCTAGTTCAATCGCTATCCCAATTGAATTAAATAAATCTAAAACGAAGCTAATTTGTTGTTTTGAAGCAAATTGATTGCTGCATATTGCTGCCATCCCTTTACCAATCAACGCATTTAAATTTGGCATTACACGGATGATAGGATGTTTTTGCATAGATTCAAGAGTGTCTTCAAGGGAAGCAATCGTTGTGCCTGCTGCTATCGATACCAACAAAGGTTGATGTTTTAAAAATGTCGTGTGCAGTTCTTTTAAAACTGTAGGAATTACTCCTGGCTTAACAGCTAAAACAAGCACATCCACAGATTCTGCAAGTTTTTGACTAGAAGTACAAGGGTGTGTATTTGTTTCAATAGCAAAACTAGTGGTCTTATCTGAATCCCTATTAAAGACAAAAATATTTTCATTAGGTAATTGTTTGCTTTCAATGATGCCTTTAATAATGGCTCGTGCCATATTTCCTGTTCCAATAAAGCCTATTTTCATCATATCACTCCTTGGTTAGTAGTTGTATTCAAACTAACTTTTATTTTACCACATTTTAATCAGCATGCGTTGGCTACGGCTATTTTTAGAGGTTGACTTATTTAGCTCCATTTTTATTGAAAAAAAGACTAGCTTTTATTATAGATGTACGGTAGAATAGAAATTGCCGCAAGGCCGTATGGCAATGGTGAGTCTACGAATCGTGTCAGATCCGGAAGGAAGCAGCACTAAGTTGATTTCGCCATGTGCTGTATGTACATATTGATAAATCAACGTTTGTTTTAACTTTTGAAAACTTAAAAGTTATCAAGGGGCAAGCGAGGGGCAAAGGCTCCATCACATTAAACGAGTTAGGTGCTACATGCCTAGCTCGTTTAATTTTTTTGCCACATCATTTTTTTGTTTTTTTGTGACATGGGTGTAAATTTGAAGAGTTGTTTTTTCGTCTGAGTGACCAACTCTTTCCATGATAGCTTTAATAGGGACGTTAAGTTCTGCTAATAAAGATATATGGGAATGACGGAATATGTGGCTAGAAATAGCTTTGTTTATTTTGTCTTTGCCTAGTTTTTCATTAGTATGTTTAAGAGAATTATTAAATGAGTTAGTTTGGATAGGTTTTCCAGTTTTACCTATGAAGATATAACTGTTACTTGAATAGTCATTGAATCTTATTTTGTTATCTTCAATAGCCTCTCTTAATATATACATTGCTCTATTAGATAAGTTTATTACTCTATAAGAAGCTTGGGTCTTAGGGATCTCTTTTTTAGCATGTTTAAACCCGCCTGAATAGTCTAATGTCCCGTGAACCTCTAACATAGCTTCATCTTCCTTAAAGTTATCTACCGTAAGGCTGATTGCTTCACCGACTCTAAGACCTGTTAAATACATAAACTCTGCTAGCTGACCTGTACGGTAGCTTTGGAATGCGCTGTAGTAAACTTTTAACAACTTATCGACTTCCTCTTTCTCTAGGTACTTATCTTCGATAAGAGACATGTTAGATAGTGTCTTGGGCGGTTTAGGTACTGTAACCCTATTTAGTGGGTTGTTTGTTAAATATTCCATATCTAAAGCGTAATTAAAGCTCATATTTAAAATGCTTTTGAATTTTTTTCTATATGCATATCCTTGATTAAGGCTGTTAATAAATTTCTGGAAAAATTTAACATCAGCATTCGCAATTAATGTATCTAGCTCAATATTTGCATAAATATATTTCATAACTTTAGCATTTGAGTTAATAGATGATTTGCGAACAGTTTTTATATACTGGTCCCACCACTCGTCTAAAAGTTCTCCAACAGTAAGTTTAGATTTATTTTTTGTTTCTAACTTGCTATTTATTTTTTCGTTTAATATTCGTTGCGCTTGATTCTTGGCTTGATTAGACTCTGAGTTTAATGTAACAGAAACCCTTTTTGCTTTTTCAGTGTAAGGATCAATATATCTTTCGAAGTATTTAAATTTATTATTATCTGTTTTTTCAATCCACATTGTTTTGACCTCCTATTTTATGATACAATAGGCATAGAAAAGAAGCCTATCATAAGGTTATTTTTTAGATGAACATTCCTCTGTCCGCCAAGATTGAGGGAATGTTCTTTTTTTATCAATTAATTTAAATTTTGAATCGCATAATCAGCCTCTTCTGGGGTGAATTTTTCTCCATACTCAGAAGTTAGTTGATCTCTTATTGCTTCTGGCGACATCGACATACTATCTTGATAGTTTCTAGCTTTAGTTAATGCATTTGCATTCCAATCAGCTTTTACATTATCTATAGCATACTGAGCAGCTTCAGGAGAAAATTTCTCTCCATATTCGGATGTTAATTGATCATATAGTCCCATTTTAGACATCGCCATCTTTTCAGAATAAGCATAAGCCTTATTTAAGGCAGATTTATATTCTGTAGGAAGATTGGCAATCGCTTCTTTTGCTTGTTCTTCTGCTATTCGTTTATCTTCAGCCTCTTTTTTTAAACGTTCTTCTTCGGCTATACGCTTATCTTCAGCTTCTTTTTTTATTCTATCATCTTCGGCTTTGGCTTCCGCTGCTAATTTATCTTCGGCTTCTTTTTTTATTCGGTTTTCCTCTTGGGTTTGCCTAACTTGTTCGCCAATTAGTTTATTTTTTTCAGCTTCAGCTTTTTTCTTTTCTTCAAAATCTTTATCTAAAGGAAGAACAGTAACTTTTACTTTTTTTGATCCAGCTCTAATTTTTAATGATTGTTTTTTTAAAGTTCCGTTAACCTTTAAATTAAAGTTACCGTCAGAATCAAGTTTCGATACTTCTATATCATTACCGTCTTCATCCTCAATGGCAACTAATCCTTTTCCAATAAATTTTCCAGAAAAATAGACATAACCTTGTAAATCTTCATTCGGATCCATTTCTTTTTCATTTACTTTCAGTTTTTCTAAATCTTTTTTACTAACTTCTTCAGGTTTTGAATCGGGTTTATCATTGTTTGAACAAGCTGAAAATGTTAACAAAGATAAAATTGAAACACCAACAATAACAATTTTTTTCATTTCTCCACTCCTATGATATAATATTTATATACCATATTTGATAACGTGGGTATTAATCCTTAGTAGTGTTCCAGCACTCTCTAGGGATTTTTTATTTAAATTCCATTGTAATCGTATTACTAAAATAAATTAACACGCCTTTATATTGAAACATTGTACCATAGGTTGATTTATAATAATTAGTAGCATCCCATAAGAATTCAATGTCCACTTCGAGGAAGTCGGCTACTTCATAATACTGTGTCAGTCCTAAACTGTAGGCTTCAATTAATGCTTCTAAAGGAACTAGTTCAATATAAGCATATTTTCTGGCTAAAAGTTCTTGCTTTCTATTTTCTATGCTAGTTTGATCCAAAATATTGCCAACAGTATATTTACTATGCATATATTCTTCCATCAAGGTTGTTTTTTTCAAATCAGTTTCCATGTTTTTATCAATGATAATGCCTTTACCTTCTTTATAAACTCCAAGAAGTCCGGTAGCGTTAAACAATTCAGCTTCTACAACATTTATGTTACTACATATTTCATCTAATAGAACCTCATAACTATTCATATACCAACTCCGTTATTTTTTTGAATCTAAGATTAAATCAATATAATCATTAATTTTATCTATATCAGATTTTGTTAGTTTTTTCTCGCTATTTGCCATATGTGCCGCAATTGTTGCTAATGGACTTTCCTCCGAAATGTTGTCTCGTGAAGGAAAAAAATCATCAACTTTAACTCCGAATATCACTGATAATTCAAATAAAACATCTTGATTGGCTTTTCGGTCCCCGTTTTCGTATCTGCTTATAGTCTGTCTTGTTGTATTGAGTTTGTCTGCTAGCATATCTTGAGTCATTCCTCTAGCTTCTCTAAATGTTTTAATTTTATTCCCAACGAATTCGTTTAAATGCATTTTATTTCTCCTTTAATGAAGTAATTTAATTAATGATATCATAGATAGCACCATAATGGAACTTTTTTATTACTTTTCGCACTTATTTGTTTACATAGCACCGAAATGGTGCTATTATGTATTCATGGAGGTGAGACACATGCAACTAAAACTTTTTGTTTTAAGAAAGTCTAAAAAGCTAACACAAAAAAGAGTTGCTAGCTACTTAGGTATCGCAGTTCAAACTTATCGTAACAAAGAAAATGGGATTCAACAATTCAGCCAAGATGAAATGTTTGCATTATCAACCTTATTTAATTTAAGTATGGAAGATATTTTTTTACCTAGAAAGCACCAATATGGTGACAAAATAAAAACAAGGTAGGAGTTCTTAAAATGACAAATTTGCAAAAATTCAACAACGAGTTATTTCAATTAGAAGTAAAGTCAGAAAATGGCGAATCATTATTTGATGTAGAAAGTGTAGCAAGAAGTTTAGGGATTACCCAAATTGCCAAAAGTGGAAACGAAGTAGTTCGATGGGAAAGAGTAAATAAATATTTAAACTTGTCATCCCCACAAGTGGGGACAGTGATTTCGCCACAAGTGGAGAAAGGTTCTTTCATCAGTGAACCAATGGTATACAAATTAGCTTTCAAAGCGAACAATGAAGTCGCTGAAAAATTCCAAGACTGGTTAGCGATGGATGTCTTGCCTTCACTTCGAAAAAACGGAATGTACGCTACAGACGAACTGCTAGATAATCCAGACTTATTAATTGCAGCAGCCACTAAATTAAAAGAAGAACGTACATTGCGCCTTGTTGCCGAACAGAGAGTTAATGAGTTGCAACCCAAAGCAGATTACTATGACAGCATTTTAAAAAATAAAAGCTTAGTAACGATCACTGTTATAGCTAAAAATTATGGGATGTCCGGACAAGCTATGAATGAAATGTTGCATAAATTAGGTATCCAATATAAACAAAGTGGAACTTGGTTGCTTTATAGCAAATATCAAGATAAAGGCTATACGCATACTGAACTGTTACCTGTGCAAGGGAGTGATAACTTGAAACCTAGCACGAAATGGACTCAGAAGGGGCATTTGTTTATTTACAATTTGTTAAAGGAAAACGATGTGTTGCCGATTATTGAACAACAACAACTAGCATAGGAGCTGAAAAAATAATGGAATTTGTAAATGTAAAAGAAGCGTTAAGATATTTGATTGACTTATCTCAAGCTAAGAAGATTGAGGTAGACGGACAACTAGCTACTACTGATCAAGTACAAGAATTATTTCATGAAACACTAGTTAACGTTGCAGATTTGCTAGGTCATGAAGATGTTTATTTAAATAAATAAAGGAGTGAGAAACAATGATTGCAGTATCTAAATCAGAAAGCGTTGTAAAACAAGCATGGCTAGCCAAACAAGATGCAATAATTTATTTCGGCTACACAAATCATAAGCCAGTATTTCAAAAACTTTTAAAAGAGTTTAAAGAGCATGAGGATTATAAAGAAGGTTTCATTGCTGCTACAACAGGTGTGCCTATTGTGGAGATAGAATTATTTAAGCAGTTTTTACAATGGCGTGATACGAATAAGTACAAGCGAGATAAAGAGGTACGGTCATCATGACTCAAAAAGTAGTGTTCACAGTATTACAACATCCAGAGATTCTCATAATCTTGCTTATCTTGTGCCTAGCTGGACTGATTTATTGTCTGTATAGCCTAGCGAAAATGTGCAAAGACGAACATGATTACCGTGTCAAGAAGTATCTAAATAGAAGGAACTGGAGTGACAAGCGATGAAATTTTTAAATAGAATTATTCCGTTGTGGCTAATCGAACTTTATTTAAAAAAAGTAAAACGCCCACCATGCGTCAATTGCAACGAGGTAGGCATATTAAAACTTGAAGATGGTAAATATATTTGTACTAATTGTGCTCAAATTCAAAGCGAATTATCTGATATGTGATTATACGTTATTCCACATATATGATAGCTGTATTGCCTCTGACTGTAACAACATAAGGTCATCATCAATTATTCCTTGTGATGAATAAAGTTGTTTATTTTGAAGATTCAATACTGAATAAACTGCATTTTCTGGAACCACGAATTCCGAAGTTGCAATTTGCATCGCAGTAAGAGTTGTTTTAATCGTTTGTTTTGAAACAGATCCATCAGATTTCTTGTAATGATTTTTTACCAAATGCGGAACACCATTGATTATTAAACCCAATTCAGGGTTTGCATTTACAGAAATAGTTTCATCAAATGTCCAAATAGCTTTTCCAACTGGGAAATAAGTTACATTATTTTTTTTAACAAAGCTAATATATGAATTGATATTTTTTCTATAGTTAGCTTCTCTATCTTTTGGCACATCAAACAAAATGTTTTTCAAATCTTCGATAGGCAAGTCTTTTTCATGAATACGTTTAATTTCATCTCTAAGTTTTTTCCAATAATCTCTACCAGGATGATAATCATCACCATATTTAGCATCTTTAACAGCTTTTAATCTGGCAGAAGGACTTTTTTTAGTTGAAAAATTCATGAATTGACTTAATGACAAATTTTTAACAGACACGTTTACACCTCGCTTTAAATTAATTTCAGCAGACCACTTGCCGATAATTTAATTATAACAGGTGATTGATAAAATTTACACAAGAAAAGGGATATGATTATGAACAACTTAAAATGGCAACTCAAACAACTAGAGCTTACGACAGACTACTTGCTAATCAGCAAGAACTTGCAAGCCCTCTGGGCGAATATGCGAGAGATCGAGAAAGTCAGAAAACAAATATGGTGGGAGGAAAACAGAAATGGAGTTTAACCAGTTTGTACTCATATGTATGGTAGCATTTGTCCTTTTCATATTACTGATACTATCAATTGTTTATCGTAATCGTCCTATAGTGCATTCTTACGACTGCTACAAGGACGTTCGGAAAGATGTGGCTTATATGAAAAAGAAAGGCTACAGAGCAAACTATGTATCTGATAACCAAGTTGAGTTTTTATGGGAGGGTAAAAAATGAATGTGGAATTAAACGTTCAAAATATTGTGAACAAAGTTATTGAATCTAATATTGAATTTCATCTTTCGCAAGAAAAAGAAAAGATGACAAAGAACCTAACTACTTTAATTACTAAAATTGTAATTGATGGAGATGCGTTAGAGGGAACGATAGCAGCAAATGTAAATCGGTTTCTGATTGAGAAAGGAGTTGGAGTTCTAAATGAATGAATCATTCGCAGTTTTATTTGTAAGAGACAATCAATACTATCCAATCGCTCTAACTGAAGAACAAAATATAATGTTGCAAATGAGTGTAAAAGCTCTACTTCAAAATAAAGTTACACTAATAAATCAACCATTTGGTCAAGTTGTAAATTTAGCAGAAAAGATTATCGAAGAACGGAGAGGTTTAAATGAATGAACAAATAATTTTAACGCCTTGGCAAGTCCACGGGTTGTTAATGTCACTATCACTAACACTAGATTGTTCAGACCTAGATACTTTGATGGAATTAGTCTTAGAAAAAAGTGTTGGACATACGATAAATATAGTAAATAAAAAAGCTGATTAGGCGGCAACCTAAATCAGCAACGTGCAAAAAATATTATGAAACAAGAATACCACGAAAGGTGGATATTTTCAAATGAATGATGAATATACCTTAACAGACTGGCTAGGAAATGAGCTGACAGGTTGTGAATCGATTTTCATTATTACAACTCAAGCAGGCATAGATTACGTGTTGCCGAGAGAGTTTGGCGCCTATGTAATTGAAATGGAAATGAGCGATAAATACTGGGAGTTTACAGAATATAGAGTGAATGGAGTGGGTTTAAATGAGTGAAGATAAAAATATCTACAATCTACTATTAGAAGTTAGGAAAAGTGTTTCTTATATCCAAAAAAGAAAAAAACAAGGTATCAATCATTCTGTAGTAACGTCAAGCGATGTAATTTCTCAAATACGAGATGTAATGAATGATTTAGGGTTGATTTTAGAGCCTCATATAGTCCAAAAAAACGTTTCACATGAAGAGTTTGGAACATCATCAAAAGGGAACAGAATGTTCACTTATATTGTTAGCTTTGATATGGAAATGGTTTGGATAAATGCAAACAATAGAGGTGATGAGGTACGAATTCCTTGGTATGCAGTAGCTGATGCTACAAATAGTTCTTATGCTTTTGGACAAGCGTTAACTTATGCTGAAAAATATTTTATCCTCAAGTATTTTAATATTGCAACGGATGATGAAGATCCAGATTTGCACCAACAAAAATTATTAGAAAAAATTCCTGCTGAAAAACATAAAATTAAAGCTTTGAAAAAAGTAATTGAAGAAATTCAAAAACTAACAAATGAAAGTTATGACTCAATAAAAGAAAAAGCGCTGATAACAAATAATATTAACGTTGAAAAAGAGCTGGATGTCTTTAATGCTGGCGAATATGGAAAAGTCGCTAATACTTTAGCTCAATGGAAAAATGCTTATGAGAAACGAGCTAAAAAAGCTAATAAAATTGCTGAAGATTAAGGAAGCTGATTCTGAGTGAATTATATAGGTAAATTTATTGGTGTTAACGGTTCGTCTGTCACGTTTGAACTTGATGAACCGTTCGACATCACAACCGCACGTAGGAAAGCAGGTGAAGGCTTAATAAAAGCTTTCATCGAAGTACAAGACAACGACATGATATCTGATGACCAACGAAAGAAAATATTCGCATTGATTAACGATATTTGCGACCATACAGGTTATTTATTTGATGAAATGGACCAGAAAATGAGGTACTACTTTATGGCTGAAACTGGTTGCGATGTTTTCAGTTTAGCTCGTAACCAAGTGACTAAAGAGTTCGCTAGTCGGTATATCGAATATATTATCGAGTGGTGTTTTAAAACTGGTATACCATTCAAATATAGAGACTATCACATGGCAGCGGACATCACTAGAACGTTATTTATTTATTTGAAATACAGACAATGTTTTGTATGTGGTAAACAACATGCTGATATAGCTCATGTGGAAGCCGTAGGCGCTGGTCGTAACAGGAAAAAGATAGATCACTCGCAACATCATTTCATGGCATTGTGTCGAGATCATCATACTGAACAACACACGATTGGAATTGATACTTTTATGAAAAAATATGCGTTAGTACCAATTAAATTAACGCCTGAACAAATTGCAGAATTCAAGATAGGAGGATAAGCATGGCAGAAATATCCTGGATTAAATTAAAAACCACAATGTTTGATGATGAAAAAATCAGACTTATACAATCAGTTCCTGAGTCAGATGCGATTCTAGTTATATGGATTCGATTATTAGTTTTAGCTGGAAAAACAAATGATGATGGGCTGATTTATATTCAAAGAAACATGCCTTACTCAGAAGAAATGTTGGCAACCTTATTTGGTAAAAACGTTAATACTGTAAGACTTGCTCTAACAACTTTAGCAAATTTCAACATGATTGATTTAACAACAGACGGCTTAATTGCAGTCACAAATTGGGAAAAACATCAGAATGTAGAAGGTCTAGAAAAGATTAGAGAACAGAACAGATTGAGAGCTAAACGGCATTATGACAAGCAGAAAAATTCTAACGTTAGTCTAACGTTATCTAACGCAACAGATATAGATAAAGAATTAGATATAGATATAGATAAAGAAAGAGATATAGTCGAGCAGAAAATTCCTTTCTCAGAAATTATTGACTATCTAAATCTAAAAGCTGGCAAAAAGTTCAAAACGACTGATAAACATAAAACATTAATCAGAGCTAGATGGAACGAAGGGCAGAAACTTGAGGACTTTAAACAGGTAATTGACAACAAGGTCCATGATGCTGAGAACCCTAGAGACTTGTTTGATGCAAAGTATTTACAACCAAGTACACTTTTTGGCACTAAGTTTGATCAGTATTTGAATCAAGTGCCTAAAGTTGAAGAAAAAGAGGTGATTTATGATGACGGACTTAACTTTTAGTTTAGCTGACGTTCAAGCAATCACTTCTCAAGTTGTGAAAACAGATGAACGGTGTCCTATTCATGATGAACCCTTGTCTAGTTTTAAAAACATTGAACCTTTTTGTCAGATATGCAGAAAAGAACAGATTTTACAAGATTCTAAAAACTTAGGCGAAAGCGCATATAAAGCTCATCAATTGAGGATTACTACTAAAGTTTTAACCCTTGATTCAATTTTATATGACGAAACAATCGAAAATGCCACCTTTGAAAACTTTAACTATCAACCAGATTCTAACGAAAAGGCAGCAAGGGGACAAGCTGGCAGGTTAGCAGAACGATATTTGAACGGAGAAGTATTTAACAGTCTGTTTTCTGGTGAACCAGGTTCAGGCAAGAGCCATTTAGCTATGGCAATCCTGAAGGTGCTTAACTCAAAATGCAAAGAGCCAGTATCATGCTTATTCATATCATTTGAGGAAGTGTTATCGCTGATTAGGGATAGTTTCAACAATTCAGAAAGCAAGTATACAGAACTAAACATGGTAGACCTGATGGGTTCAGTTGATTACTTGGTGCTAGATGATGTTGGTTCTGAATCAGGACGATTAAAAAAAGCAGATAATAGTCAAACTTATGCAACAGACTTTACGATCAAGATTTTAAAACGAACTTTAGAACGCAGACAAAACAAATCAACGATTGTCACAACTAATCTGAGTAGACGTGAAATGGAAATACTCTACGACAAACGGATTACAAGTAGGATTTACCGAAATATTACTGGAAATGTTATCAAATTTGAAAATATAAAAGACAAACGAATTAGTGGGTAGGAGGTTGCAAAATGTGCGAGCAATGCAACGGAAGTAAAGTCATGTGTGTTCGAGTTCAAGGTTTTACGCAGTTTCAACCTTGCTTGAAATGCAACGTGCCGAATGATAGCAGCAGTAGGGACTATTTGAGAGAACAGCTTGAAAGCATGGGGAAAGGAGATAAGGGAAATGACGACTGATGTTGAAAAACAAGATGTTACAACAGTGTTTTGGACTAATGTTGAGTGGCATTTAGAAAATAAAGGCTGGACGTGGAGAAACGCATTCGGCTACCAAGGCTCAATTTACAAACAAAAACAAAGCAATATTTCATTAGCGAAGGTGCAAGAAGTTGCAACGAAATTAGGTATTGATGATTATGCAATTCTTTTTGAAGAAATTCCAGAAAATGTTGAAAGGGGTATACGAATATGAACGAAGAAAAGATTGAGTTGCCAGAGAGCAATACAAAGAATAGGTTTGATGAATTGTTAGAAAAATTTGAAATAAGTAAGTCAGAAATGACCAATGAACAACTTCAAGGATTTGCTAAAGCCGTTTTAAAATATGCAAGCTCTAACGAGGAAGCTAACAAATATATCGATCAGTTACTAGCTGATATTTTGGAAAAAGAAGAGAGAAAATCGAAATTTGAAGTTGGTGAATATTATTTTAGTCACTTTGGAATTTTGAAGGTTTCAAACTTAGATGCGATAGCGGCGATAGGTGATATATATAGTGTTAGAACGGGGAATTGGATGGAAGGTGCATCAGTACGTGACGGTAGTGCTTACTTCGATAATGCACGCAAAGCAACAGACGATGAAATCAAGCTATTCAAACGTGCTGAAATGTATCATAAGCACGGAAGAAAGTTGGATGAGCTGAAAAGCGGAGATTTCGTCCATTACGTTAATGAAAATAGCGAGAGAACATCATCGCCGAGAATGCCTTACGATAATGTTATGGCTTGGATTGAAACAATACAACGTGGAAATGGCGCTATATATCTAACTGCCGAGGAGCATCAAGAAGCTCATAAAAAGATTGTAGGTGAGTAAATGAAACTCTTAGACATGATGAAAGAAGCCCATAAGGGGAGAGCAACGAATTCAGTTGAATACTTCAGAGAGTTAAAACAAATGACTCAGAAAGAGCAAGATAACGTCATGAGAGAGTATGAAGAATGGAAAACGACTTACGATAAGGAAAACAATTTAAAAGCGTTAGGGAGGAAAAAAAGTGGCAAATAGAATAGTCATACCTTTACCGCTAATGACCCTTAACGAGTATACGAACGAACAGAGGCGAAATCGATTCGGTGGAGCTTCAGCGAAAAAGAAACAAACAGCAATTTGCGAGTTTTATGTTAAGCAGGCCATGAGGGACGGAGTCACGTTTGAGATTCCTACAAGATTAAAATTCAATTGGTATATGCCGAATAAAAAGCAAGATCCCGACAACATCGCTTTTCAGAAAAAGTTTGTCTTGGATGGAATGATAAAGGCGAAGTTTCTAGAAAATGACGGATGGAAGCAGATACTTGGATTCAGCGATTACTTCGAAGTAGATAAAGATAATCCTAGAGTAGAAATTGAGGTGGAGTAAATGGCTAAGAAATGGACTGAAAAAGAAGATGATTATCTGCTAGCTTACTTTAAAAATAAGTCGCTCATGCAGTTAGGGGATAACTTAAACAGAAGTACACGAGCAATTGAGGGGCGACTAAGAACGTTGGGCGTTTTAAATAAGCATGAGAAGAAGGAAAAGAAAATCTATTATGCTTATCCAATTCAGATTGAGAAGAATACAGGATTTGTAGGAGAACGACATGAGTGTTCAGCGGTGCTAGGTTATACCGAGGTTCACTTTGACGGAATTGTTATTAAAGAATACGAGCATTCAGTTCTCGTTGAGATTGTGAAAGAAACCTGTTTAGAAGCTTTTTATATTAGCAGAAACGGAAGAGCAGTGATTAAAAAAGAAGAATTAGGAATGGTGGTATGAGGGAATGAGTGATACAGAATACGTTATAGGTAAATTAAAAAAAATGGATTTAAAAGGAATTGAATTAGAAGAATACTGTGAAAACGAGTGTAACAAAAACGGATATGTTTTAGAAAGATGGAATAAAAGTTATACAAGCCTATTTATATCTGAAAAATATAGTGAATATACAGTATTTAACAATAATCTGTATCAAGTTGTAGAAAAGGAAAATAAAGATAGTTATGATGATGTCTTTAACGCACATGAAGTAGATTCAGAAACCATTTCATTTGAGTTGAAGTATTACAACGGTGGTTGTTCTTTTGAAGAGGCTATTCAAACAGCACTTGAAAAGATTGCGGAAGGCGGAGGATTTGGAACGGCTAAATTAAATGAGGATCAGCAGATTGTACTAGATTGGCTAAAATGTGATGCTTTTAGCAGAAAAACATTAAATCCGATTGGTAGCATTTGGAAGCTTAATAATTGTGATGTCACTGAAAATGTAGCTCAAGCTTTTGTAGGACTTACAGATTCAAAACAATTTGAAGTCCTGCAAGCATTTGTGGAATGGGGGCTAAGTAATGATAAATAGAGTTGTATTAGTTGGAAGATTAACAAAAGATTCAGATTTAAAATATACATCTAGCGGAACAGCGGTAGCTTCATTCACGCTAGCAGTAAATAGACAATTTACAAACCAAAGCGGAGAACGAGAAGCGGATTTCATCAACTGTGTAGTATGGAGAAAACAAGCGGAGTCGTTAGCTAACTTCACTCGAAAAGGCTCGTTAATTGGAGTAGAAGGCAGATTGCAGACAAGAAGCTATGACAATCAACAAGGGCAGCGTGTTTATGTTACAGAAGTAGTCGTTGACATCTTTTCTTTATTAGAGTCGAAGGCAGCAAACGAGGAACGTCAGCAACCGCAACAAACGAACAGACCGGCAAACAACCAAGCTAGTAAACAGCAGTATCAGCAAAATACCTTACAAGGTACTGATCCATTTGCTTCAAGCGGACAACCAATCGACATAGATAGCAAAGACCTTCCATTTTGAGAGGAGTAAAAAATTAACATGATTTTATCAAGCAGTTTTAATAGAGATGCAGAAGTTAAAAAAAGTGAGGAGCAAGTTGCTTTTTTTGAAAAATATATGAGGGACAAAGGAATTGATTACGGGTATAAAAAAACGTATATTCCCCAATCATTCGTTGGATTTGCAAACGACAAAACAGTTATCGATACAGATATAGGGATGTTCTTTATTGATGATAAAAACCTGATTTATGATAGTGATTATATTGTGCTAAATGGATAAAATGTCTGAGCTTTTTAAACTATAAGGAGTGCGAAAATGAATAATAAACTAATGTTTAGTAGCGAAAAACAAGATTGGGAGACTCCACAAAGCTTATTCGATGAATTAAACAAAAAATATAATTTTGAAACTGATGCAGCAGCGACTAGAGAGAATGCTAAGTGCAAGATGTTTTTTTCAGAAAAAGATAACGCCTTAGAAAAAAATTGGGGGGGCTATGGGAATATATTTTGTAATCCGCCATATGAAAGCAAACTTCAAAATGATTTTATCAAAAAAGCTTATGAAGAGTCACTAAAACCAGAGGTAGGAACAATTGTGTTACTAATTCCAGCGAGAACAGATACAAAGCGTTGGCATGATTATATTTTAGGGAAAGCAAAAGTGGAATTTTTAAAAGGTAGATTGAAATTTGAATCTGATGGTGTGCCACATAAGAATCCAGCTCCTTTCCCTAGTGCATTGGTTATTTTTTCTAAGGAGGGATAAATATGCGCTACTGGTATCGACAACGAAAACCCAACTTAGGATTGCCTCTTGGGTGGGTAGCTGCGAAAGACTTTTCCCTTGTGGCTTATGAGAGAGAACTAACAGATAAGGAATTGCTAGAATATGATTTGGAAATTTGGGAGGGTTGACATGTTTAGTTTATTTAAGAAAGAAAAAGAAACCAAAGAAGAAACCGAACTAACAGATTTGGTAAAGGTAGATAACCTAAAAGCTTATGTGGTTGAAGGGTATAAAAAAGAAGAAGAGCTAAAAGCTGAAATACAAGATAAAACGAAGGAAATTGATCGTTTAAACAAGAAACTTTTAGATTTAGATGCTTTGAAAGTCGTTTTAGCTAAAAAAGAGCAAGATATCAGAGACCTTAAAATTGAAAACCAAAAAATTGAAACGCTAGAATCCAAATTAGAGTATGCCAATAATCAATTAAACGAACAACGGATTGCTAATAGAGAGTTAATCAACAGAAGAGAGAAACTAAACACAGAAGCCTATAATCAAGCATCAGAAAAATTTAGAAAAACGTTCGTAGAAAGCGTTGAAAAGCACAAGGGCAATTTAAGTAAGGCAATGGCGATTGAAATTGCTGAATTAAGTGTAAAGGAGAAAGCAGATGACAACAACTGAATTAATAGATTTACTCAAAAGGGTTGAATTTGGAGCAAGTGGAAGGCCAAGAGAAATCAGTATCACTACAGATTGTGGATTTTATCCAAATCCCGAAATCGCTGTTCATGCAACAGGAGACGGAATAGCAGGGGCTGAATTGTGCCTATCTATTAAGGGAGAACATCGATTAAATGAAACGGATGAGGTGACGGAGTAAATGCTAAAAGAAACAGTAATTAAAGAATACTTTTGCGACCTTTGCGAAAAAGAAGTTGATAAGCAAAGTAAATTAAAAAGTGTCAGTATACCTGTTAAATTCACGACAGAGCAGACCGAGGGAAGGTCATGCACTCCATACTTGGAGCAGCGTAAATTTGAGGTGTGCGAACCCTGTATAGATAGAGTCGTAACAGTCGGAGCTTATGGTGCACAGGGACATAACACTTATTATTACTTAAATAAAAAGTAAAGGAGAATGCAGATGACGACCCTACTTCCAGATGTAGACGTAGAAGCTACTAAAAAGAATGCTAGACGTGTGTTGAGACAGTACAGCAGATTAGAGCGAGAAGCTGGAAAGAACTACTCACAGCGTTTAACAGTTGAAATAAGCGACATGCCACGAGGTAGTGCGAGCATTAAAAGTACACCAATCGAGGACATGGTGACTAAAAAAGTTACGGCTGAGAAGAAAGTTTGGGAGATATTAGAAGCGATTTACTTGTTGCCTAGACTGAGTAAGGAAATCTTATGGTACTCATATATCGACAAGGATCACTGGTCCGTTACGAAGATTGCAAGAGCGTTAGACTACAGCGACAAAGCGATTGAAAAGCACAAGTCAAGAGCGCTGATTGAATTCGCTGAAGCCTATCATGCCAAACAGCTTACAGTGTATAAAGTGTATGATTGAAAATAAAAATAGGGTTTTTGTAGGGATTTTGTAGGGTTTTATAACGAAATAGAGTGATACTATTGTATTATCGAAAGAACCAGGAGAGACAGCAAAAGACACATAAGTGATTACAGTTGCAACATTCCTTTCTTGATTCGATTAGAGTTCAGCAAGCAGTAACATAAATATACAATCCATCCGTGGCAAGAAAAATTAGGCTGTCTGCGTATCTGTCAATTGCAATAAATTAATAGGGGGATCTCCTTATCATCTTATTCTTGGTGCATCTAGGTTCGACTCCTAGGGCAGATATATTGTGTAATAAATAGTTTAAGGCATACTAGTTAAGTCCTTTGTAATCAGCTGTCTGTTTGTTATGCATAAAGGAAGGTCCGCAAAAGAGGGGTGTAGGAGCGGACGAGCTAGTATGAGGCCAAGGCTAGCAAATACATATTAAACTCCTTAGTCGTCTTGGCTTTGGAGTTTTTTGTAATTAAAATATAAGGAGGGATAATATGAGCGAATATAACGGTAATTGGAAATTATTTGAAGGTACCAAGATGAATGTGGTTGAATTGACCCAGCTAGTTGAGTCAAAAGAGAAAGAACATCTTTTAGAAATTAATAAGATGATGATCAAAGAAGGGTATGATCCAGACGATTATTTCGTGGTTGAAGTACCAATTGACGGTGTGTATTGTATTGATAACCGCCGCATTCAACAGCCAGACTTTGACTACTTCGTTGTCGAAGAATTGAGTGGGAAACTCACTCCGACATACGTGACAAAGGAATTGGATGAAAATGGGTACAACAACTTCCCTTGCGAGACAATTAGAGAGTCTAGTCAAAGGAATGCAGAATATTATTAAAATACAAGGAGATGGTCAAAATGGAACATATTAAAGTTAAGTGGCAAGATAAACGAACTGCAGATCGTGAAGCTCGTGGAGTAGAAGGATTAAACAAAGCGTAACTGATCAGTTGTAGCTCGTCAGCGGGCTACGGCATTACATAAACTATAAAGGAGTGATACCATGAAAGTATTTATGGATACAGAATTTACAGGGCTTCACAAAGGCACGACATTAATCAGTATAGGGTTAGTTTCTGAGAATGGAGAGAGTTTCTATGCTGAGTTAACTGATTATGACAAGAGTCAAGTAGATGTATGGTTGCAAGAGAATGTAATTGATAATTTGATTTTGGCTAAGGACCCAGCCTATGATGGTTACGGAACATCAATGTGGGACTTACAAACAAATGCTACAACAGCAAAAGGAACTAATGAAATTATTAAATATCGCTTATCTGAATGGTTTAGTGACTTGGGCGGAAGAGATAAAAAACTAGAGAAAATTGAAATTTGGTCTGATTGTCTAGCGTATGACTGGATTTTGTTTAATAATATTTATGGGGATGCTTTTGGTATTCCAGATGATGTCTATTATATCCCTTTCGATATCTGTACAGCATTTAAACTAAAAGGGATTGATCCAGATATTTCAAGAGAAGAATTTATTGCTAACTCAGTTGAAGGTGATAAGCACAATGCTTTGTATGATGCGAAAGTGATTAAGGCTTGTTATGAAAAATTGATGGAGGTAAGTAATAATGATTGAGAAACCACCAATCGGGCTAATGCCTAAAAGTACCCATGATTGTCAAAGGCTATCAGCAATTAAAGAAGCCTTCGGAAGATACACTGAAGCTTTAGAGCCAATACCTATAGAGTGGGTACAAGAGTATAACGAGTTGATAAAAAGTTTAAGGAAACGTTGGAATTAATAAATTAACGGCACTCAATTGAGTGTCTTTTTTTATACATAAAATTAGGAGGTGCTAGTTATGTCAGAAGGTATTGATTTGAAATCAATTGATATTAATAAATGGCAAGCGTATTTAATTGAGTGCATGGGTATATCAGTTGAAGAAGCAAGCGCTGCAATGAACCGTCTAATGCAAGGTATGAGTATAGCTAATGGCAGGGCAGAAACCTTTAGAGACCTGATCTCAGTTGATGGACATAGGTCAGGTAGTAAAAGGAATGGGACATTAGATAGGCGTGAAGCCTTCGGAAATATGTTGAAGCGCAACAAGAAGGGATGGTGATACAGTATGGCTAAGAATAAGAAACCTATATTGCAAGATCATAAGAAGAAGCAGAAGAAAGCAGATGCGGTAGTTAATGAGTACCTAGACGTCCTACAGGCCTCGTGGGGGCTAGTAGAGGACCAGGAGGCTATGGTTAAGAAAGCAATTGAGTTAAGAATGTTTGGTTCAGTTATACAAAAGCTATTAGAAGATATCAATGCATCAGGAACTTTAACGCCAACAATCGAAGCGCTGTGTAAAATGCACAGGGAGTTTGATGTGATTGCATTAGAGTCGGGACCATATAAGAAAGAGGAATACATCCGTGCTGTACTACAGCCGTTCATGACAGGTGCTAGCGATGCCTAAGATGCCACTTAAACCTTGTGCCTTTCCTACATGTGGGAAGCTGACAGACAAGCTTTACTGTGAAGCACATAGCAACTACAGACCAGAGAAGCACGCAAGCTTATACAATGCAGAGTGGAGAAAGAGAAGAGCTAACTTCTTACTTCGTCATCCATTTTGTGAGTGTGTTGATTGTAAGAAGAGTGGTAAGAAACTATTAGCAACTGTTGTGGATCATAAGACAGCTCACAAAGGGAATAAGAAACTCTTTTGGGATGAAAGTAATTGGCAAGCAATGACCGTAAACCACCACAATAGAAAGACTGCTAAGCATGATAGAGGAAGCTGGGGAGTATGAATAAATAACCACCCTCCCTATCCAAAATGTTTCAGTAATTGGTTCTCAAAAGAACGTGCCCTCTTCTTCAGACAAAATTCCCTTTTTGAAAGTTTTTTTGAAGGGTATAAAGGTTGATTTAACAACATTCTTGAAAGTGAGAAATAAGAAGGGTAGTCAATCGTAATTGCTGTCATAGCAATAGGTTGGCTATTTTTATGCATAAAAAAACAAAAAAGGCGAAAAAGGAGGCGAAGCAATATGGCTGGGAGAAACAAACAACCGATTAGTTTAGTAGAACATAAAGGAAAAAAACACCTAACAAAAGAAGAAATAAAAAAACGCAAAGAAGAAGAACTAGTTGCTCCAAACGATAAAGTTGAACCTCCTGATTATTTGCCGGCAAGACTAAAAAAAAGGTTTAAAGAAATATCTGAGGAACTAATTAAAATTGGAATTATGAGTAATTTAGATAATGAGGCGCTGGCTAGGTATTTAGTGTCTGAGGATACTTATCAACGTTTGAGTAAAAAAATGGTAAGAGAAGATGCTTTGGATGATTTAGAAGCATTTGACAAAATATCAAAAACCCAAGAACGAATGTTTAAACAAGCTAGAGCAGCAGCCACAGATTTAGGACTTACCATTAGTAGCAGGTGTAAACTTATTGTGCCTAAAAAGCCTGATGAAAAACCAATAACTCCTGAAGAGAAGTTGTTTGGAGGGATTCTAGGATGAATTTTGAAGAAGAGAAGTTAGTTTTGCAACAGCGAGTAATGCAATATGCTACAGACATACAAAACGGGACTATTAAATCTGGAATAAAAGTTAAACAAATGATTGATCGTTTCTTTAACGATTTAAAAAAGGTAGAAAAAAATGAGTATCCTTATTACGTTGATTGGAATGAGTTGCTTAAATTTAACCGATGGTCAGGTATGTTCAAACATACCAAAGGCATTATTGCTGGAGAAAGAATTCAATTAACTGATTATCAATTGTTTTTAGCTGCAAACATATTTTGTTTTAAGCAAAAAGAAACAGGGTTTAGAAGGTTTAGAGAAGCGTATATACAAGTTGGTCGTAAAAATGCAAAGTCACAGTTTCTAGCTATCGTAGTTAGTTATGTGGCTTTTTTATCTGACGAACAAGAGGAAATATATATTAGTTCGTGGACTCGTGATCAATCTAATTTAGTCTACAACGAAACTTTAAATCAAATACGAGCAGTTGAAATGCTTAAATCTAAATATTCCGATTCTTACAATATGATAACTGTTAAGAATAATGGTTCTATCATTAAAGCACTATCAAGAGAAGCCAGAAAAACAGGTGATGGCACAAACCCTAGTGTTGCAGTGCTAGATGAATATAAAGACAATCAAACATCCGAATTGAGAGATGCACAGAAAACAGGGATGATAGCGCGTAGAAATCCATTATTAGTTGTTATTACTACAGCAGGATTTGATTTGGAAGTTCCGTGCCATGATGATTATGAATATTACTCTAGAGTTCTTAACCCTGATGACGACTCAGAAAACGATGAAATATTTATCGCTATTTATGAGCTTGACAAAGGTGATGATGTTAAAGATGAATCTAACTGGATAAAAGCCAATCCTATTGTCGCGACATACGAGCGTGGTATGGAAGCTCTTAGAGGTGATTTAAAAATCGCTTTAGAACAACCTGAAAAAATGCGTGCTTTCCTAACTAAAAATATGAATCTTTGGGTTGATCAAAAAGAAGATGGCTACATGGATATGAGTAAATGGAAAAAAGGTTTAGTAGAAGGCTACAAGAACGAGGATATGGATAAATTATTAGAAGGCTGGAAAGTCTATGTAGGTCTTGATTTATCTATGACAACAGATTTAACCTCAATTGGTATTGTAGCAGTGAAATCTGGGAAGTTCAGAGTGTTTCAACATTCATTTATGCCTGGAGATAAGTACGAAGAACGCATGAGTAGAGATAGAGTTAGATACGACATGTTTGTTGATGGAGGCTATCTTGAAAGAACAGAAGGAAATGTCGTAGATTATCGATTTGTTAAACAATGGATTTTAAATTTTAATAAAAAAAAAGATATTGCTGAACTAGGCTACGATAAATGGAATGCGCTGCATATTGCACAAGAATTAGAAGCGTCAAATATTACAGTTGTAGAAATTCCGCAGTCAGTATCTCATTTAAGTATACCAACAAAAGAGTTTAGAGAAGCTGTTTATAGTGGAAAAGTTGAACATTTTGGTGATCCATTACTTAAATGGGCGATTAATAATGCTGTTTTAAAAATGGACGAACAAGAAAATGTGATGATTGGGAAAAAAGTTAGTAAGAATCGAATTGATCCTATAGCTGCAGTAATTAATGCATTTGCAAGAGCTATGTATGATGATCAGCGAATCGATTTAAACGAACGTATCATGAGTGATGATTTCAGCTTTTAATAGGAGGGTAACAATGGAAAATCATTTTATTGAATCAAAAAATATATTGGTTGTAGCTAATATGCAGGGTGTAGGTAGTGAAGCAGTTAAAGTGTTAAAAAAAGAATATACAGAAGCATTTGGTTGCAAGGTTATAGTTGTTTATGGCCCTTTTAATTATGTGCAAAAACAAGAAGAGGTTACTGCTAAGTATGCTTATGAGGAAGAATTGCTTACAAATGGAGAGAGACCCGTTCAACGTAATATTTATCTATCTAAATCTAAAATAGAAAAGCAAATTATGGATTCATTAGATGTAGAAGAAGCTGTTGAATTTAATTGGGAAGGTGAGTAAATGAAAAATGATTCGAAACTTCCGAAGCTTTCGAAAAGTAGTGGAACCTATAGGCAAACGTTAATAGTAGGAACTACTTTACTGAATACGGAAGAAAACATAGAAAAATATATTCTTTTATTCAGAGAAAGAGGTATTGAATATAGCTATAACAAAAAGAGAAAAATATTGAAATCAGAAAATTGGATAGTTTTTGGAGAGTCAATTAAAACGATGTATAGCACGGACGGCTTAGCGATAGATGAATTTGAATTGACCACTAACGTTCTTCAAAAATGTAATCTGACTGAAATAGTTGAAGTAATTGAAATTTGTAAAGGTGCTACGGCTTCTCGAAGAAAGGAAAGGTGAGTAAATGGGATTTAAACTAACTGATATCCTATTTTTAATAGGTATAGTGCTTATATTTTTGCCGATATTCCGATTCGATGTGGATGTGGGCTTATTTGCGTTGGGAGTATGCACAGTCCTCGCTACATGGAAAATTAACAAAGTAGGAGGTAATGATAAATGATTGTAGATAAGCTGTTTGGATCCAAACAAGAAAGAAGAAGCCAAACAGATGCTCCGAACCCCATTCATCCAGAAGGTAATGGTTTTAATTGGTTGGTTGATTTGTTCAGTGGAAATAATCGTAAATCAGTTCGAGTGGATAATGCAGATATTTTTGACGATATATACACCTGTGTAAATGTTCTGAGTGATGATGTAGCAAAATTGCCAATTAAAGTTTATCAAAAAAAAGATGACAAAATTGTTAGGGTTTCAAAAAAAGATCATGTAGTTTCTAAGTTATTAAGCGGTAGACCTAATTCATATATGAATATAAGCGATTATATAAAATTGATGATGGTTGATGTTTTATTTGATGGGAACCATTACTCCTTAATGAAGTTTGACAAGAATGGTGATGTAGAGGCATTAAGGCCTTTACCAAATTCAACAAACGCAGTAAAGGATGTTTCTGGTAATTTATGGTATCAAACTAACATAGATAATGAAACTAAAACATTTGCACCATGGGAAATAATTCATATTAAAGGTTTTACTCGAGATGGGATTCATGGGCGTTCACCGATTAGAGTTATTTCTGACAGAGTTCAAGCGAATGAGCTTGCTAATGAATATAACTCTAATATGTTGGAACAAGGCGGAACTCCTAATGGTATTTTAAGGGTTCCGGGAATGTTGCAAAAAGAAGCTAAAGAGGCTGTGAAGGAAGAATGGAAACGTGTAAACGGATCAGATGCGATTGCAGTAATTGACAGTGGGCTTGAGTACCAACAAATGGGGATATCTCAATTAGATATGCAGTTTATTGAATCCCAAAGATTTAATTCTCAAAAAATCGCTGCTATTTATAAAGTCCCATTGCACAAAATTAATGAAATGGGAAGAGCGACATACTCTAATATCGAGCATCAAGCCTTGGAATATGTAAAAAATGCATTGCAACCTTGGATAACTAGAATAGAAGTAGAATTTAATACAAAAATATTCACTCAAAAAGAGCAAGATGAAGAATATTATATTAAGTTTAATTTAGATTCTGAATTACGAGGTGATTCAAAGACACGAGCTGAAGTTCATAAAATACAAGCTGAAACTGGCGCTAAAACGTTGGATGATATACGCTCAGAAAATGAAAATTCACCTTATGATGAGGATTGGAGTAAAGTTCCATTTATTACTCTTAACTGGACTCAGGCAGATAATTTAGTACGTTATCAAAATGCGAAAGCAGGAGTTAATAAAATGGCTGAGACATTAGGGGGAGGTGATGAAAATGAAAATAACGACAGGATCGAAGGAGATTCGACAGGTAACAACTCAGATTGAATTAAGAAGTGATGGAGAATCAAATGAAATAATTGAAGGTTATGCTTTGAAATTTGATAAGTGGAGCGATGATCTTGGATGGTTTCGAGAGAAATTAGCTAGCGAATCGTTAGAAAAGACTGATATGAGTAATGTCACAGCTTTGTTTAATCATAATGAAAGCCAAATATTAGGTCGTTCTGGAATTAATTTAGAATTAGATGTCGATAATATTGGATTAAGATTCAAAGTTAAACCTACTGATACTAGTTATTCCCGTGATTTAATGGAAAACATTAGACAGGGAGTGATTAATCAATGCTCTTTCGCTTTTACCGTTTCGAGAGAACAAGACTCTGAGGAATGGCGAGAGAATTTAGAATCAGGAATTTATGAACGAACAATTAAAAACATTGATAAATTATATGACGTTTCAGTTGTAACAACTCCTGCTTATCCAGATACAGAAGCAGTTGTTGGAGCTAGAAGTAAAGAGTTAGTAGATAAGTTAGAGTTGAGAAAACAAAATAAAGAAATTGAGTTACTTATGTTAGAAGCGGAAGCTTATGCATAATGTAGCTATTTTTTCACCCAAAAATTCAATTGAAAAGAGGAAAAGTACATGAATGAAAGAGAATTACGCCAACTAGTGGCAGATAAAAAGAAAGCTTTTGATAAGGGAGTTACTGATGGAATTACTTCTGATGAGCTGCGAGCACTTAAAGATGAATTGAAAGAAGCTCGAGAGAAATTAGACTTAGTGATGGAAGCACGCGGATTTGACAATCCAGAAATCGTAGATGATGAGGAAATTAAACCCGATAAAACGAAAAGCGATAAGCGTTCAGTTAAGGAACTTACTGACGAAGAAGTTGAAGCTCGATACACAAAGGTATTCTTGAAGGCAATTCGTGGTAAAAAAGCAATTAACTCACATGACGAAGAAATTTTTGATCGTGTTAAATCAATTCGAAAATTCCAATCGGCTGTTGATGAAGATGGTGGGCTTATTATTCCCGTGGATGTTCAAACTAAAATCAATGAATTTCGCCGTCAATTCTTAGCTTTAGAAAACTTAATAACAGTTGAAAGCGTATCGACTAAATCTGGTTCTCGTGTTTTAGAAAAATTAGCGGATATTACACCGTTTGCTAACATTGAAGAGTGGGATGAAATAGAAGAAGTTGAAAACCCTAAGTTTACAAATATGACATATACCATCAAAGATTATGCTGGTATTTTGCCAATTCCCAATACACTATTGCAAGATAATGATGCAAATTTATTAACGTATATTTATAAATGGATTGCAAAAAAATCTATTATTACTCGTAATGCTGTTATTTTAGCGTTACTAAAAACATTGAAAAATAAAGCTACTGTTAGTGGTGTAGATTCATTAAAAGATGTATTCAATGTTCAACTCGATCCAGCTATTGTTACGACATCTGGTGTAGTTACCAATCAGGATGGTTTTAATTTTCTAGATAAACTTAAAGATGAAAAAGGAAACTATATTTTACAACCAGATCCAACAAATGCAACTAAGAGATTATTATTTGGTGCATATCCAGTAGTCACTCTAGGAAATAAATTTTTACCAACAGTAACAAAAAAAGCTCCTATTTTTTTAGGCGATCTTAAAGAAGCAGTTATTTTATTTGATCGTGGTGTATATGAAGTAACAGCAACGAACACTGGTGGAAAATCGTTTACACGAAATACAACTGATGTACGTGTGATTGATCGATTTGATGTCCAAAAGTGGGATGAAGATGCCGTGATTAACGGAGAAATTGATTTAACAACTACCCCCTAATGATCCCCTTGGAATAGGGGACGCAGTTTTAGGAACTACATTAATTATTGAATAGGAGATGGAAATAAATGGCAAAAACAAAAGAAGAATTAAAAACAGTATTTGTAACAGGAGCTAAACCAACTCAAGCAGATTTTGCAGACTTGATTGATGCTGGTGGGGACGTGAATCCAACATTAGCAACAGCTAGTAAAGATGGATTGTTGGCTAAGGCAGATTTCACTAAGTTAACAAAGCTTACCGGGAGCACAACTTTAACTGCAATAACTGCAGGTGCAGACTTACCTGCAGTTATTGCAGCAGTTAATTCAATTAATTCTGTTCTTAAAGCATCAGGTATCGCTAAATAAAGGAGTGTGAGACTTTATGATAACTGTAGATGATTTAATGCTCGAATTTAAGTGGGACGAGGAAGAGGAGCCTACAGTACAGCGAAAGTTTGATGGAGCGATTGCTTTAATAAAAGGGGCAGGTGCTTATGATGAAAAAAGTGATATTTTGCCCCTAGTTATATCTGAAATGGTAGGAACTATGATGGAAAATCGCGGAGGATATACAGATTTTAAAGATATTAAAATGTTTCCTATATCGCTCCAAGGGCTTATCAATACAATGAAGTATAACATGCCGGAAAGTAGTGATTCTGATGAGGAAACGGACTAAAGTAGCTCGTTACAATCGATATATCCAATTTTACAAAGCTTCTGAAACAGAGTGGGAATATGATCCTGGTGGTAATCTGATTCCTAAAATGGAACCTTATAAAAAAAGATGGTGCAATAAAAAAGATTTAGTACGAGCTAATCAAGAATCATTAGAAAGTGCTGCAGATACAGCTAGTAAATTTGTAAGATTAACCACCCGCTTTACTAATGTAATTGCAGAAAATATGCAGTTTGAAGTAGATGGTCAAATGTTTAATGTGAAAATGGTTGGCGATGCAGATGGTTTGAACATAGAAACAGTTATATCAGGGGAGGTGACTGCAGATGGCGGACGGAATGAGTCTTGATATTCAACAAATGATGACTGCTTTAGATTTGACCGACAAAAAAATGAATACTGGTGTCAATAAAGCGTTGAAACTATCTGCAGAACCTTTAAAGGACTCAATCACTAGAGGCACACCTGTTTCAACGAATGCTAGACATAAATACGGTGAAGGTCATGCGAAAGATGATGTTGTGATTACGAATGTTAAAGGTGGGGCAACTGATGAAAAGCATGTTGATGTAGGGTATAAAAAAACGAACTGGCGCATGAAATTTGTAGAATTCGGAACTGTATATCAAGCCCCGCAACCAAATGTTCAGAAATCGATACGTTCAACTAAGAACGAAGTGTTAAAAATACAAGTTAATGAACTGAGGAAGGTGTTAGGCACATGATTATTGAAATGACTAAAGATATCGTTCAGTCTATAGTTGCAATACCAGAAGTAGTAAGTTGGGTGGCAAAAGTGGGCGCTGTGCCTAACATATCTGCAAATAAATTACCTGGAGCATTTTATCCAGCTATTGCAGTTTATGAACTTGAAAATGATCCAGAAATGTATGCGGATGATGAAGAACAAACTAGTTTGCTAACTTTTCAAATCAGTCTGTTTTCAAAAGACGGAAGTCACGGAACAGTACAAAATTTAATAGATGAAAAAATGAAAGAACTCGGGTTTATAAGAGGAACGAAAATTCCTTTGTTATTTGATACAGATAACAATATAAGCAATCGGGTTCTTTTGTATTCACAGGAAATAGAACACTCGCTTTACAAATAAAACTAAACGAAAGAAGGAAATTAATAATGGCTAAAATTGGTGTACAACAACTATTCGCTTTTCCAATTGAAACAGAAGTAGAAGGTGCTTTACCAACATACGGAGAACCATTTCGTATTGCTAAAGCAATCCAAGTAGATTTAACCCCTAACGTAGTAGAAGCAAGTTTAGACGGAGACGATTCAGAGATTGAATACGAAACAGCTATTACTCGATATGACTTATCATTGAATATTGATGATTTAGCACCAGGAGTAGAAGGTCAGTTGCTTGGTAAAAAAGTAGATTCATTGGGCGGTGTAGCTTCTAATGTGAATGATGAAGCTCCGTATTTTGCTGTAGCATTCAGAATTCCGCGCTCTCGTGGTGTTGGTGGTGGTTTTGAATACCGTGTGCTATATCGTACTCGTTTTGCTAGTGGATTTGCAGAATCATTCCAAACTAAAGGCGAAAATATCAACTTCCAAACTCCTACTTTAACAGGTCGTTCGTTAGCCCGTGACTTTGATAATCAGTATAACTATAAATTGACAGATGACGGAACAAAACCAGCTGTCAAAGCAGTGACAGATAAATGGTTTGAAGAAGTAGCAGAACCTGCAGCACCAGTTACACCCTAATGATCCCCTTGGGATAGGGGACGCAGTAATTGGAACATCATTAATCATTAATTAAGGTTAGTCTTTTGACTAGCCTTTTTTTAAATTAGGAGGAAAAAATAATGGAATTAAAACTTAAATTAGATGGAAAAACAAAAACTTTTAAAAGCAAGAAAATTACCTTCGGAATCTTTAGAAAAAGTGTAGAATATCTCGGTACATTAGGAGAAACATTTTTAGGCGATAATTATCCTCAAAAAGAATTAGATGAAGCGGTTGATTTTATTGTTGAATATTTTGGCTGCACAAAAGAAGAATTCTACGATGGTTTTGAAATGTTAGATTCAATTGATTTCTTTAGCCTTTTCCAAGCTATATTACACAACATTCAAATGAATGATGGACGTAGAACCGTAGAAAAAGACGCTGAGGGGAAGTAGTTCATGATGAAAATGGAGTCGAACCTTCGTTGTTCATCAAACGCTTCTATAAATACTTAATGGAAAAATATAATTGGAGTCCTGACCGCATAGATGGTGAGGATTTTTTTCTGACATTAGATTTAGAAACAGGAGATTGGCTTGAAAACGAAAGCAAAGAACCAGTTTTACAATACGCGGATCAATTAGCGTTTTAATTTTTACCAGGGAATGGGGTGGAAAATAAATGGTAGGGAATAGTTTAGGAACGTTAAGCGCTAAAGTCGCTTTAAATACGGTTGACTTTCAGAAGAATATCCAAGCGATGAAACGTGAATTAAAACTAGCTCAAAGTGAAACAAAACTTGCAGGTCAAGGTATTGTTGGTTATGGGAGTTCTGCTACTGCCGGCGCTGCTAAACTTGAAGGACTAACAAAGCAGATAGGTATTCAGAGACAAGCTTTAGGTGAATACAACGCAAGATATGAAGCTGCTGTAGAGACTCAAGGAAGAGGAAGTGCAGCGGCTCAAAATGCTGCTATTCGATTTAACGAAGCAACTTCTGAAATTTCTAGACTTGAAGGAGAATACGAAAGCCTTAGTAGAGAAATAGCGCTAGGAAATGATTCGTTTTATCGTGCTGGAACTAGTTTACAATCATTTAGCGAACAAGGTATGAAATCGGCTGATACAGCGATGGCAGTAGGTAAGAAGTGGTCAGTTGCAGGTGCGGCAGTTGGAGCAGTTGCTCTATTTGGAGCAAAAGCAGCTATTGATTATGAGAGTGCATTTGCAAGTGTTACTAAAACGGTTGATGGCACAACTGCAGAACTAGACAAGTTATCAGATGGAATTCGTCAAATGGCTTTAGAAGTACCTACAAGTGCTGCTGATTTAGCAGAATTAGCTGCTGTAGCTGGTCAACTAGGTATTAAAACAGAAAACATTGAATCATTCACTAGAACGATTGCAGATTTAGGAGTAGCTACAAACCTATCTGGTGAAGAAGGAGCTTCAATGTTGGCCAAGTTTGCCAATATCACAAAAATGGACCAAGGAGACTTTAGTAGGCTTGGGAGTTCAATTGTTGAATTAGGTAATAACTTTGCGACTACCGAGGCAGATATCACAGCTATGGCTATGAGACTTGCTGGAGCTGGTAATCAAGTTGGTATGAGTGAGGCAGATATTCTAGGTTTAAGTGCTGCTTTAAGTTCTGTCGGAATTGAAGCAGAAATGGGCGGTTCCGCAGTCTCTAAGATAATCGTACAAATGCAATTAGCCTCTGCAAAAGGTCAGGATGCATTTAAAGGGTTGCAAGAAGTTGCAGAACGAAATGGTATTGCTTGGGAAAGCGTTTCTGCTGCTGTAGCCAATGGCGGTAAAGAGCTTACTAACATGTCGAGCGCTATGGGCCTAGGAAACAAAGGACTAGCTGAGTTATATAAAAACGCAGAAGATGCAAAAGTATCATTAGAAGATTTTGGCTATGTGGCTGGAATGAGTGGAGATGATTTTGCAAAAGCGTTCCAAGAAGATGCAGTTGGAGCTTTAGGTTCATTTATTGAAGGATTAGGGAATGCTAGCGACAAAGGAACTACTGCAATTGAAATGCTCGATAACATGGGTATTTCAGAGGTTCGACTACGTGATGCTATGTTAAGAGCGGGTGGAGCAAGTGAACTATTTGCTGGTGCTATTGAAACCTCAAATAAAGCTTGGGGAGAAAATACCGCCTTAACTGATGAAGCAGAAACTCGATATGAAACAATGGCAAGCAAGATCCAAATGGCAAAGAACAAAATTACGGATCTTGCGATTGAATTTGGCGCACAATTATTACCTGCATTGGCTGATGCATTGGAAGCTTCCGAACCGTTAATAGAATCAATAAAAAATATGGTGAAGAGCTTTACTGAAGCTAGCCCTGCAACTAAGAAATTTATTTTAGCTGTTGGGGGTATTGCTGTATTTGGTGGTCCAGCATTAATGGGAGTTGCAGGTCTGACAAAAGGCGTTCTAGGATTATCGAAAGGTATTTCAAGCACGCTTATAACTATTGGAAGATATAGAACTGGAACGTTAGCTGCTCAAGGAGCTACTACAGCTTTAACAGGTGCATTAGGAGCAACGAGTTCAGCAGCTGCTGCAGGTACTGCACAAGTAGGTGCGCTAGGAGCCAGTACGGGTTTATTACCAGCACTTATATCTCCAGTTGGTTTGGCTATAGCAGGTGTATCACTTGCGTTAGGAGCGGGTGCGATTGCGTGGACTGTTTGGGGTAAAGATGCCTATGAATCTTCAAGTAGGGTTAAAAGATGGGGTTCTGATGTAGGTAAGGAAGCTGATACTACCTTAACTAAATTTCAATCAATGTCTAGAGATAGTCAAACGGCTATGGACGAATTTGCAGTTGGTGTTGAAGGAAGCGGCACTAGAGTTACAGAAGCTACAAAGAACATGATGACAGAAATTGAAACGTCTGCAAAAATAACCAAAAAGAGTATTCAAGATATTATCGATAAATTGCCAGAGTCAGCTCAAGAAGCTGCTAAAAAAAATGCAGAAAATTTAAACGGAGACATTGATGCAATTACTAGCATTGCTGATGAAGCTGGCGCTCAAATTAATAGAATATATGAAAAACACGCAAAAGAAGGTACTAAACTAACTGATGCTGAAAATCAACTTGTGCTAGCAAACCGTAAACTTATGATTAATCAAGAACTTGAAATTTTAAACATTTCTGGTAAAGACAAAAAAAATGTACTATCAGCAGTTAATTCTGATATAGAAAATATGACTTGGCAACAAGCTCAAAAACAATTAAAAATTATTGACGAGAGTATTAGTAAAGAAAAAACAAGTTACGAAAAACAATTAGATAATTTGAAAGAAGCTAGAGACTCAAATCTACTAACTGAGAAGCAATTTTCGGCAGAAAAAGAAAAGTTAGATCAGAGTCATGTTCAAATGTCAGACAAATTGATTGATAACTATATCGAAACTGCCCGTAAAGCAGGGGATACAGAGCTCGAAATTAAGAAAAAAGTCATGCGTTTAGGAAATATGACAATTAAAGAAGCAGCTTCAAGGTTGGAGAAATCAACCGAAGATGTAGTTAAATCAAATAAAACAATTATTGAATCAACAACTGACATGAGTCAGAAAACAATTGAAGCGAATCAAACATGGAATGCTCTTGTATTTGACGAAAAAACTGGTGAAGTAAAAACGAATCTTAGAGATGTGATTACTGAAGCAAGTAATTCCGAAGAAGGCTGGAAAAATCTCAAGTTCATTATTAAGAATGCTAAACTATCAACGAATTCGAAAGAAGAGATGGCAAAAGCGTTAATTGCTAACGGTTCATGGGAAAAGTTAACTTTTAAAGAGAAGAAAGCTCTTGTGAAATCTAATATCAAAGGCATTGTACCAGAAATACTTGATGCAAAAGGCGAATGGGATAAGATTGAAGAACAGTCCGTTAAAGACATGTTGATTGCGAGCAATTCGAAAGAAGAAATTGCTAGTGTTTTAGCTGATGCGGACTTGTGGGATAAATTGGATTGGAGTGAGAAGAAACTTTTCTTAGATTCTAATGCAAAAGAAACCACATTAGAATTCCTTGAAACTTCTGGGAAATGGGCAGAACTGACTTTTGAGCAGAAGAAAGCAATAATCCAATCAGATGGTGAAAAAGAACTAGCTGAAACGATGTTGCGATTAGGTTTATGGAATGAACTACCAATCGAAAGCAAAGAATTGCTTGTTAAAGATAAAGCTTCTTTGCCAATCATAAAAGCAATAGAGGACGTAGGAGTTTGGGACCAATTAAGTCCTAAAGTTCAAACTGCAATAGTGGAAGCTAAAGGTGAAGATGAACTATTCGATATCATTCAACGTTATGGCGTATGGGAAAAGTTGGATGAGCCTACAAAGCAGTTGCTTATTGATAGTTCCAGTGCAGATTCAAAATTAAGAACAACAAGCGACTTAATGAATGAATTCAACGGGCTTGGCTTAGAACCTAAAAAGCCTGAAATTGAAGATACAGAAGCGAATCGCAAGCTTAATAATTTTAATTTAGCTATACAAGGTATTAATGAATCGCATATTGAAAAGAAAACTGCTGAGTTAAATGACGAGGCAAGTACAGTTATTAATAATCTTACTGGCAATGTACAGCTTTATAACGCTGAGGAAATCGGGACAAAAGCGCCAATTATTAATACAGAAGATGCGAACCAAAAAATTGAAGAGTCTAAAACTAAACTTAATGAATATGATGCTACTAATCCACTGTTGAAGTATTTGCAAGCTAACAATGTTGGGATTATGGGTCCTACGCAAGATGCTAAAGGCGCACTTTTAGATTTAGATGCAACCAATCCAGCGACTAAAATTCTTACAGGTGATAATTCAAACGTAAAAGGCGCGACAAATGAGTCGACTAATTTAATTACTGGATATAATCAATATAATCCAAATGCTAAATATTTCAAAGGTGACTCAAATGCTGCGGCTGTTGGTGAAGATATTTCTGGATTGAATAGTGCATGGGATACTACTTTGAAGAAGCCAGAAGAGAAAAAATTCACAGTGAAAACATTCTTTGAAAAAATTGGTGAGGCAGTTGGTTTTGAAAAAGGAACTAATTTTCACCAAGGCGGTCCTGCAATAGTTAACGACCAAAAAGGAGCTAACTTCAAAGAATTAGTCATTGAGCCTAATGGGCGTTCTTATGTTCCAGAGGGTCGAGACGTATTACTGAATTTACCAAGAGGTTCTAAAGTTATCCCAGCGGGGCAAACTAAGAATCTAATACCGCGCTATAAAGATGGTGTAGGAACAGGTTCGATGTTTAGAAACATGTCAGATATGCTAATTCCGTTTAAACAGCCTGTACAATTCAGTAGACAGCAAACAAACAACGGGAACAGCAATAACGATGCTTTAATAGCAACTCAAGAAAGTACAAATAATTTATTAAAAGAATTACGCAATAACGCTACTAAGCCAGTGAGCGTCATGATTGGCAATGAAGTAATCATGCGTGCATTGATTAATATATTCGATCAAGAAAACGGGACTAGAATTGAGTTCGCAGAAGGGAGGATTATTAAATGAGATTAGGTATTCACTTGAATGAAATAGATTTTTATTCTGATTATGGAATTTATGTGAAAGAACGGTTTATTGGGAATCCGAATAAAAATAAAATAACAGAAAGGGTTCCCTTTTCTAATGAAACATTGGATTTCAGTTTATTATATGGTTCTCAAACATTCGAAGATAGACCATTGAAGTATGTATTGAGTTTGTCTGAAAAAAGTCATACAAGGTATGGAGTGCACTTGTTAGAAATGCAGTTAACAAATGTATTGATGGCTGGGACTAGAGGAAGGCTGATTGATGAAATGTTTCCTGGTTATTATTTTGAAGCAGAAGTACAAACGGGCCCGAATTTCGAACGGTTTCTATCATTAGGAGAGTTGACTGTAGATTTCATTGCTTATCCATTTAAAAAATCAATTCTTCCGGAAGGGAATGGCGAATGGAATCCGTTCAATTTTGAGTTAGACATATCACAAGTAACTGAATTCACTGTTACAGGAACACAGCAAGTTTCGTTATGGAACGTCGGGATTTCTCAACTTTGCCCAACGATACGAGCAAGTTCCCAAATGCAAATAACAACAGATAGTGGCGATGTATTCACAATTCCAGCTGGTGAGTCTAAATCTTATGATCTTATGCTCTTGCCAGGAGAGAATAGTTTGTACATTAGCGGTACGGGCTCTATTTCATTTGTTTTCTACAAAGAGGTGATTTAGTGTACAAAGTAACGATAATTAATGATGGCGTTGAAACAGTTATCCATAATCCTAATGTGAATAACTTGAAAACCTCTATTGGTAGTTTTGCGTTAGGAATCAACGTAATTTGTAGCTTTGATTTCACGATAAATATGAATAACCCAGGCTACTCACTAATTCATCCTAGAAAAACGTTAATTAAAGTCTACAACACAATTCAAAAGAAATTTTCGTTTGAGGGATATGTTTTGGTCCAAAATTACAAAATGTCCGATGAAGGGTTATACACTACTTCTTATACATGTGTTGATGAAAAAAATTTTTTAAAAAATTCCATGCAACGCCACAATGAAATTCACAACACAACTCCTAAAGAAATGTTGCGTATTATGCTAGATGTGCATAATAAACAAGTTGAAGAAGATAAAAGGTTTGTTTTAGGAGAGGTGACAGTTACTAATCCAACTGATAATGTATATCGGTATTTGACACAAGATCAAAATACTTGGGATGCAATCTTTGATAAATTGATTGATCGACTAGGTGGGGAACTCCAAATAAGGAAAGTAAATGGAGTTCGCTATTTAGATTGGTTAACAGAAGTTGGAGAAGTCAAAGAAACTGAAATTAGAGTTAGTAAGAATTTGATGAACGCTGAAAAAGAAATAAATACGATTGACACTTATACACGTTTAATCCCTTTAGGAGCAAGAGTAGAATCAGATGATCCTAATACAACAGATGCTTCCGAACAGAGGATAACAATTGCTTCAGCAAACAATGGAAAAGACTATATCGACGATTTAGAAGCGCAAAAAAGGTTCGGAATTATTGAAGCGTATATTATTTTTGATGATGTGAATCAACCGAGTATTCTTAAATCAAAAGGAGAAGCTGAGATTCATTCAAATTCTTTAGTACGATCAAGTAATACAATCACAGCGTTAGACTTATCAACTATTGGAAAAGATATTGATTCATTTGAAGTTGGAAATTATTATCCGTTAGTGAATCCAGCTATCTCTAATGAATTGGTACGAGTTATTGAAAAAAGAGTAAATATTAATGAACCGCATAAGGCGTCATTGACCATTGGGGATAAAGCAATACGAGCTAGCCAGTTTCAAGCAGAGGCAAACCAATCAAGGCAATTGATTACGAAGTTGAAAGAAAGTCAGACCAGACAAGTTCAAAGGTTATCCGTTATATCAAACAATTTAAATAATTTGCAAACGATGACTGAAACTGAAATAGCAGAAATAAGACAAGAAATAGCTAATTTAAATATAGGAAGTATTGAAAATGAATTGAATCAGATACTAGATTTAATTGCAGCTATTAATATAAGATTAGGTTCAATTGAAAACAATCTTGTTTGGATGCCTGTTGAGTTAGGCGATAAGGTAACTAATTCTAGTGTATTCATAAGCAAAAAGAATGGAACTGTTTATTTTAAAGGTGCAGCAACCTTTCCAGCAGCAACTTCACCTATCGAGTTAACTGATTTATTTGGATTTAGACCAAGTGAAAACAGAATACTTGAACCAAGGTTAATTGGACAAGGAGCTGACAGGGCACAATTAACAATCAGAACAAATAATAAAATATATTTAGAGTTTTCAACTGCAGCATCAAAGAGATACTCTTTCGATTCTGTGGTTTATTCATTATAAGGAGGTTTTCGAATGGCAAACGAAGTTCAAATACCATTAGACCCAAATCCACTAGGCCCAATGGAGCCTATTTTTTTTACTGGAACAATTACACCGTTAAGTCAAGTATACGCAAATTTTGTACGGTCCAAATTATTCGGAAAACATGTTCGAGAGGCACTTGCTAGAGGGATATTAATTGCCAGTATTGACGCAAACGAAGCAAAAGATATCGCGCGAATTGCAAATGTTAAATCTGACGAAACCGCAGAACGTCAAGATAACTTAGAAGAACGCTGGGATGCAGTTGTATCTGAAACAACAGACGGAGCAGAAGTAATAGAAGCAAGGGTTGATACAGAAGGTGTACGTCAGGCTGGCTTGAGTGCTAGATTGTTAAAAGACTTTACAGATCGGTTGACTAAAGCGCAATTGATTAAATTTATAGCTGGTGAAGATATAAAAGTTACTGTTAAAAGTGATTTCACTGGAAAGATTGCTGGAAGTATTGTTGAAAATGCGAATAAAATTTTAGGTCAAAATGCTGCTACAGTTCAATTGCCGAGCGCTTTCACATTGGAAACATCGCAAGCAGGATACGATTTAGTTAAGTTGCTCGATGGAAAAACTTATGATGCACGCTATACAGCTAACACAATAATTGCTCAACAATTAATCTCTTTTGATGCACTTTGGATTTTAGAACAAAACTTTCCTTCAATTTTTAAAAATGCGACTACGACAGCAGAAAAAGTAACAATTGCTAAAAGTAAAATTAAAAAGTTTCAATATAAAGGGTGGGCAAAAGCAAGTGGACCAACAGGCACTTTATGTAGCCATTCAATGTTTAACCCACTCAGCGCTTTATGGGTAGCGACGGAGACATCAAAAGGTAACTCCATTATTGAAAGGTTAATAGGGAGTGCAAATATATCAACTCCAGCTTATTTAAATGCAGATGGTTTCTATTATTTCGCAGTATATGCTGAGCCTTCAGACGGCACAATTGCAAGTTCGGTTTCTATAGATTACACAAGCATGGAACTGATAGTTAAGTTTAATGTTAGTGAATTTGTAGCAACTAAAGCCCAACATGAAGAGCTCAAAGCCTATGTTGATGCGAAAGATAGCCAAACAGCCTCATTAATTAGCTCTAAAACAAAACCGATTTTAAATGAAATAAAATTTATTGGCCATCGTGGAATGTCTTATGATGCGCCTGAGAACTCAACACCTGCTTTTCAGCTTGCTGGAAGCTCTAAAGCGGCATTTTGGGGGTGTGAAACAGATGTCCGCCAAACTAAAGACGGAATTTGGGTGTGTATGCATGATGATACAATAGATCGTACAACAAACGGAACTGGCAAGGTAAGCGAATTAACTTTAGCTCAGATTCAATCGTATAAAATTGACACAGGAAATAATTTATCGTTTTGGGATAAAACAACGCTTATTGTACCAACGTTGGAGGAATATTTGAGAGTTTGTCGAAATGCTAAAGTAATTCCGGTTATTGAGCTGAAGGCAGCGACTAAAGCAGCTGATTACGATAGTTTTATGAGTGTCATTAAGAAAATGGGATTTGAAAGTAAAGCAGTTGTGTTATCTGACTATGTAAATTTAGTCGAGTTAAGAAAACGTTCTGAGGTAATCAATTTCCATTTAGCGACGACTGGGATTAGTGCAACTACTATTAATCAAGCTATTGCGCTTCGTAATTGTGCAATTACTGCTCAAAACACAACGTTGACTCAAGCTTTAGTTGAACAAGCTCATGAGTCAGGTTTAGAGGTGAGTACATGGACTGTTAATGACATCCCTTCGACAGAGTTGGCGACCTGGTATGGAGTTGACTATATTACGACTGATGCAGGTGCAGGGAGATTTATTAACCGCTCAAAAACGTTTACGTTAAGAAAAGAAGCGAATGCAGCAATGACGTCTAATAACCGCTATACTTCTGAGACTCCAAAACTAACTTGGGATACAACTTTAAACGAAACGAGACTCTCGTTTGATTATCCGTTTTATGATGATCTCAATTTCGGAGCTACAGCCTATTTATCTACGCACACGGCAACTAAAGATGCAGGTTACACGTTTAGCACACATGGCGAGGATCCGAACGGATTCTATTTAGTTTGCTATAAAAATAATGTTAAATTTAATCCTTTGACGACCAATTCAGAAAATTTCTGGATTAGTATTTTAGTCGAGGCGTTTTAAAACATATGTAAAATGGACTGAATCAGAAGTGCAATTAATGATTAAAGCAAAAGAAGAACACGAAAAAATGGAAGCTGGAGCTATGGACTTTTGATAGCTTCTTTATATTATATTAGGTGGTGTTTAAGTGTTGGCAAATGAAGAAGAACAATTGTGGCGAGAGGTATTAGTTAAACTTGCTAGAATCGAAGAACAAACAAAAGGCTTAGACGATATAACTAAAGATGTTAGCAGAGCTTTGGCTATATCAAAAGAAAACCAAAAAAATATTACGAAATTAGAAGCAAACAATAAGTGGGCATGGGGTTTTATTATCTCCATCGGTATCAGTATTGTGGCTTCTTTTTTAACAAAAGGAGTTTTCTGATTCATGAAAATTAATTGGGAAGTAAGAATAAAATCAAAAACGTTTTGGCTGTCCTTGATTCCAATCTTGTTGGTATTAATTCAACAGGTTTCAAGTTGGTTTGGGATTGAGTTTGCAAAAGAGTTAATTGAAAATGAAGTCATGCAGTTTGTTAACACATTATTTTTACTATTAGGTATCTTAGGGATTGTTAACGATCCGACTGTGCCAGGTATTACAGATAGTGAACGAACACTAAAAAAGTAGCTCTCATTAAATTGAGGGCTATTTTTATTATAAAAATGGAGAGTGTGAAATGAAAAAATTAAACAAGAATATCTTTGCAGTGTTGATGATCGTTATTATGTTAATTCCAGTAGGGATGGGAACGGCTAAAGCTTATACGATTGATACAACCTATCAGTTGACACTAAACGAAGGAGATAGCCGAAGAGCTGTTAATAAGTTCATTGTTTTACACGAAGTAGGGACTGAATCAAGTGCTGTAAACAATGCGATTTATATGAAACGAGCTTGGTCAACAAATGGAGCCTATACACAATTTATTGTTGGCGATGGTGGGAAAGTTTATAAAGTTGGCGAAGATGGTTATGTATCTTGGGGAGCTGGTTCCTACGTGAATGCTAATGCTCCTGTTCAGATTGAGCTTGCTAGAACATTCAGTGCGGAGCAGTTTAAACAAGATTATGCTGCTTATGTCAATTTAGCTCGTGATTATGCTATTAAATATGGTATTCCTTTAACTCTAGACGATGGTAATATGTATACAAACGGCATTAAATCACATTTATGGGTTACTCAAAATGTTTGGGGGGATCATACTGACCCTTACGGATATTTGGCACGTTTTGGAGTATCAAAAGAAAAACTAGCAGCAGATTTAAGAACCGGAATAAATGCAGAAATGCCTATTACAGAAAAAGAAATGAATGTTGTTAAAATTATCGGATTAGCAGATGATACACGAGTTAATTTAGTACCGCAAATGCAAAAAAAATATAGTGGGACATTAATCGCTGAAGATACAAGAGGTGTTGGAAAAGGATTGATTGAATTAAGAAATATTCTAAACCAAGCTAACTACAACACAATTTACAATTCTTTAATTAATGACTATAAAATCCCAACTAGCCAAATTCGTAAAGTAGATAATCAAACCATTCACGTATTTGGACTTGCAGATGATACTCAAGTTAAACTAGTGCCGGATTTCCAAAAACGATATAGCGGCATGTATTTGGCTAATGTGGTGCATGGAAATGCTACACAAACGATTGAGATTAACAGCATTCCAGATAATTCGGTTACTCAAATCAAAAAGTCTATTGAACAAGACTTTAAGATTCCTAGTTTCCAAATTAAATAAAAATAGCCCACTTTAATTAGTGGGTGTACATAAGAAAGTTTAAAAATTATTTTTAAACACAATATGTTGTGCTTATTTGTGATATTTTTGGTTTTATATCGGATTTTTTTCTATATATTGTGTTTTTTTAAATCATTTGTAAAGTTAACAAGTGTTGACAGTTATTCTTATTTGAGCTATATTATAGATACAGAAGGGCGATATGCCTAGGAGTTAGAGCCTCTTGCACATGAAATATTGTGCAAAGAGGCTCTTTTCCTTTATTAAAGGAGATAATATGGTTGATGAGAAAATTTTTTTAACTTTTGAAGAACAATTAAATAGACTTGAGTCTCGTAATTTAGATATGGGTACTGAAAAAGAAAAGGAAAATGCAATGTTCACTTTGCAAAATGTATCTTATTACGCAATAGTGAATGGATATAAAGATATTTTTATAAAAGATAGTCTCAAAGAAGATGATTATTCCAACGAAACATTTAAAAACTTAAGAGATAGTTATGATTTTGACAAAGATTTATCAAGTATAGTTTTTAAATATCTAATGAAAATCGAAGATTCCTTTAAGGCGATTTTAGCCTATCATACAGCTAAGGAGTTTGGTCACAAAGAAGAATCTTATTTAGTTGCTTCCAATTTTAGGACTGGAAATTTTGTGGAGAAAGAACAAAAATTCGAATCTGAAATAATGATTGAAAAATTGACAAGAACTTGCTTAACTAGCAGAGAACCTCAAGTTATTCATAATAGGGATTTATACGGTTGTATTCCACCTTGGGTTTTAACAAGTGCGTTAACTTTGGATAACTTACTGTTTTGGTATAAATTATCTGAGTCGAAAATTAAATTAAAAGTATTTAATTCGTATTTCCTGAGAGGCAACGACTTCACGTGTAACGTATATTTAGATGACAATGAAAGAATGGATTTATTTTTAAATTGTATGATGATTGTGAAAGAATATAGGAATAGGTCAGCACATGGCAGCAGGATTATGAATCATAAATCTGCTCATAATTTACCAGTCAATTTATTATCACTGTATGTAAATGATTACAGAACTTTTGAGCCATATATGAATAAAGAGATTGTATCACGAGGAATATTTTCTTTTTTTACTGTAATTACAATAATGTTTTCGAAGCGAAATACCGTAAGAAATCAATTCATAGAAGAAATAAGTACACATTTTGAAAATTTAAAAATAGAAAATGAATATTTATATAAAAAAATTATGAGTAAAATTGAATTGCCAGAAAATTTTAAAGACGTTCTTTTATCTATTGTATAAAAAAGCTTCTCATTCCTAATCAGTCTGAGAAGCTTTTTTTTGTCCAGTTGCCGAGTCCGTTCCCTCACGAGTTACAATAATCTGTTTGCCAATTTTTCTGAGTGTACCAGATACATAAAAAAGCTCCTTTCTACTATATAATATGCAGAAGGGAGCTTGTAAATTTTAAAAACTGTATACTTTTTTGTGAGGCAATTGTCTGCCACGATAATCGAATAATTTTCCGAAGTTACTTGATTTAGAATCAACAGTATAACTATTAACGACTAGTTGCATCTTATCGTTAATTCTAGCATCAATGGTTAGTTGCGTTTCACTCTCAACTTCATATAAGAAGTCATATGCTTTGTTTCCTGCAACAAGACAGTTGAACTTACGTCCATCTGACTCTATTGTGAAGCGACAGAAGGGCGTACCGCTGTTTGTGTTGATGACTTTAACCTCAGATGTTACAGTACCGCTAATAATTATAAAGTTCATTTGAATTCCTCCTCGAAATATTCTTCTTCCTCAGTTATAGTTGCGTAGAACATCCATAAATCAAGACCTATGACGTCCTCAATTGTATAATGGCTTAATCCCCATAACCTTGACTGCAGCTCAATTAAATCTAGTTTATCATTCTGATAAGCTTTTATATCGTCCACTACGTGCCCCACATCTCATTCATGTAAGCAAAGTAGTATAAGTGTTGATATACAGTAGCGACTACCTGACCTTTTGAGTTTAATTTCCCTTGAAAACAACACGTATGGCCTTCATACATTCTATCTAAAAATTGCTCAACTTGTTTTCCGTAAAACAGTACAACGAACTGTTGTTGATCAGATTCTATTATAAATTTAGCAACTTTACCCTTATTACTCTTAAGAGTTTCGATTTCTCCATGAATTTCACCAGATATAAAAATCCGATTCACTTTCTTTCGCTCCACTTAATCTGATCGTACAATTGAATATTGCGAATTGAATCTAATTCTATTCTATTGCCTGATACATAAAGATTGTTACCTTCATAGCCCTCAATCCATCCTAAAATATCTTCTGAGTAATTGCTATTAGTGTTAATTTCTTCTATTTGAATAAGTACCATTGAATTAGTTTTTACAGCATCGTCTAGTGTGGAATAAATGTCATCCTCACTCATTTGTTCCTTTTTCTCTACTATAGTAGAACGTTTCTTTTTATCTTCGTGCATTGATGCGGTATGTTCGCTTAAAAACATCCCCATCCATTTAATTGTGCCTCTGTCTACGTACCGTTCATTGAATCTGTTCAACAT